GATTATACAATCTTCGCCCTGGTCAAACTCCGGCATATAGCGCGGGGCAATGGTGGCAATGCCTGCCCATGTGTACTCCAACCAAGCAATGTTTGACTTAGCATAGTTAAAGGGTACGTTCTCCAAACAAATAACGCCATAATCCGGCTGCTCACTTGCCAAATTGTCTAAGAAGTTTAGAAATCCCGGAGACCAGTCCTTTAACATTACTTTGCTAAGTTTCCCGCCGTAACGCTGGTATAACATCCAAGGCTCATGCCCAAAGAAAACAAAGTCAATGTTTTCATAATCCTTAAAAGCATCCTTTAGCAGAAGTAAATCACCCATGTGCGTAATGCTGCCACGCCATATAATGCGCCGGGGCTTGTTATACCCGCCCTCGCGGCGCAGTGCCCATAGTTCATCCGGGATGGCATTAGGGATAACGTGTATCTTTTTTGCGGGCACTTTCCACCATTGTACCAGTGCATCCTTTAATGTCTTAGTTGTTACGCTTACCACGTCTGCCGCCTCCAGGCTGAGGCGCAAAGTCTTTTGCACCTGGCTTGGCCGGAAGTATTGCGCGGCGGGGTTGGCCGGGGGCACGCTGTTTTCTATAACAAGATCATCCATATCAATCCAGACCTTTACCCCTGTTTGCTTACACATTGCAATGTAGTTTAGGATAGTCGGATCCATCGGCTGATGAAATACGACCCAATCCATTTTATGCAAGGTGCCAAGGCCGACCGTTGGCTCCTCATGGACTTGTACGCCTGTAAGCTTTGCAAAGGGCCAAAGGCGGTAGAATGCCTGGGGATTTTCGCTATCGCCGTTAAACCATTTGTTTTTGCCTGCTCCAATTTGTACGTTTATCATACTGTTGTTGTTTTGTTGATTGCTTGAATTGCCCGCTGCCTTGCATCCGCGCCCGGCAGCCGCTCACCGTCTTCCCCGTAACTTGGTAGGATAAGCCCATCCCGCTCCAGCTTAGACTTCCGGGCATGGCAGGAGGCGCAAAGGGTCATCAGGTTCAGCGGGTGCAACAAAGCACCGCCTAAGCGAATGCCAATGATGTGGTCTATTGCGCCTTTGCGGTACTTGGTGCAGTCTGTCAAAATGCCAATGGCTTCGCACGCCGCACATAGTGGATTAGCGCGAAGATGGATAACACGCAGCTTACGCCATGCCGGAGACTTGTAAAAGTCATTCGGCTGATGGTTTTCGTGCGTTGCCGGGGCAGGCAAATACTTAGGGCGTTCTTCGTTTATTCGGGGCATATTACTTTGTACTGCCAGTTATCCCAATCAGTTATACTTAAATCGCTTGAGCCGTAGCGCGCACTTAAATGAGTAAAGTTTACGCCCAATGGCCTTATCCATTCTTGTAAACTTTTAAACATATTCATAGTGCGTATGCTGTGGCCTGTTACATAAAAATCATCTTCTTCCCAATTCTGCCTATATGTAGAATAATAAGAATGTCCTTCGTATTTTCCACCATCAAAGCCAAGTAAATAAAAATTAGATGCGCCCAAAAATAACCCAAAACCTATTGCATCAAAAAGAATACTACCTCCAACAAATAACATATCAGGCTTTGGGTTTATAATCGGATCGACAAAAAGATTTGTTGTTTCACATACGGGCAAACCTTTGTATTTGTAATAACTGCCTTTTAGTTGAGTTGTTCCACGCGCCGGATCATTACAATCATATTCTGACAATATGAATTTACCGGGGTTTGAATTTATCTCTTCCTGTAATTTTGGTAAATACCAATCTGGTAAGTCTTTTACGGTATGATGATTGATGCAAAAGTCGTAAGCGATATTTTTATCATAACATAGATCGTTAACAACTATAACGTAACATTTTTCAATAAATGTTTTTGATATGCTACTATAAGGCAAATAATCCAGGCTTGCACCTGAGCCGATTAAAAGAACGCTATCGGTATTTTTAATTTTAGTTATTGAGCTTATGTATTTCATCTTTTAAAAATATCCTTTAGTTCGTCGTGCAAAATAAAGGCCAACGCCACCGCACCGATCACTATGCCAAGGATTATGCAACTAAAAGTATAAACAAAAGTACCCATTTTTTTTAATTTTAAATTATTTGCTAATATAGACCCTTTTCTAAATATTGCTTTACAATTCGTATAAACTCATCCAGGCTGCGCGGCATTGCGTAGCCATACCCCGCTGCCACAACCCCGGCTTCAAAGGCCGCCTGCGTGTCGCTTTGCCGCCCCTGCTTTGTCTTCATTTCGATAAACAGCCCGGCCAGGTCGCCGGAGGGGATGGCCATGAACAGATCAGCCGCGCCCGGCAGTGCCCCCTCGGCTTCGAATCGCTTCCAGGTCTTTGCCCGTTGCCAGGGCGTGCCGGCGAGCTTTGCCCCGTTCGGGATGGCAAAGAGCAGGCCGGAGCGGGTGGGGTATTGCATCCGAAACCAGGTGATGCAGGCGGCCTGGAGGTTGTGTTCAGTATGGTTCATAGGCTTCTATTGCTTTAAAAATCTGATACACCACCTGCGGAACTACGGCGTTTCCGTAGGCTTTGATGCTTTCGTTTCGCCATTTAGGAAAGGTAATTCCGTCCAATCGGGAGGAAAGCCCATCATTTCGGCGACAAACGGGGGATTGAGTTGGGAACCTATCCCATTGTCTTGACCCCATTGGCTGATTTCTTCGCCCAAATTGCTTTTCCCCCTGTCCGATAGAGCATGTCTGCTGTCCTGCGTTTTCGGGGTCGGGAGCATCCCCTTTGCTGCAAAGTCCTTCAAATCCCCCCTCCAGCTCCCTGATTGATCCGGGTCTCGGTTGCAGTCCTTTTTCAACCTCAAATCCCTCCCCTGCCCGTTGCCGTCTATCGCTTGCGGGGTCGGAAGCATGGGCAACAAACCAGACCCTATCTCTTCGGTGCGGGGCGTTGACACCGCAAGCTGGAAGTACATACGCTTGTACTTCGTACCCTTCAGCTTCCAAGTCAGCCTGCACTTCGTCGAATACCAACCCTCCATTCCAATTAACAATTCCGAAAACGTTTTCCCCCACGGCCCAGCGCGGCTTAATCTCCCGAATGCATCTAAGCATTTCCGGCCAGAGGTGGCGGTCATCTTCTTTTCCAAGTCGCTTTCCTGCAAGGGAGTAGGGTTGGCAGGGAAAACCTCCTGAAATAACGTCAATTTTTCCCCGGTGGCAGGTAAAATCCGTTTCTTTGATGTTTGCATAACTTAGTGCATTAGGCCAATAGTGATGTAATACTTTCCGTGGAAATTCCGCAATTTCGCAATGAAAGGCATTCTCCCAGCCCATCCATTGCGCTGCTAAATCGAAGCCTCCTATCCCGCTAAATAAACTTCCGTGCTTCACTTCGTTTTCTTTATCGTAAGCACCTTGCCCGCGCCTACTTTGCCCACAATGGTGTAATTTTTCCAGCCCTCGGCCTTTGCCTGTTCATCAGCGGCGGCGTAAAGTTGCCGGATGTCGTAGCAGTTTTCAATCTTTAGGCGGATCGTGTCTTCTGTCTTAGTTACCCTTACCATCTTTTTTAGTTTTTTTGCCTGCCGAAGATGTTACAACCTTTGGGATGTACTTATTTTCTTCGATAACATCAGCCGTGTTATAAAATTCTTTCTCAAGTTCCGCCGAATGTTGGCGGCGGATAGCCTTTTCGATTTCTTTAGAATCCCAGTTCTTCATGGTCGTTTGTTGTATGTGTTGGAAAAATGCCGATCACCTTATCGGAATAGTCGCAAAACTCTACCGTATCAGCTTTGAATTTCATCCATAGCGTGCCCGTTGCCCCGTTGCGGTTCTTGGCCACGATCACCGCGCACGCGCCGCGCGTGTCGTTGCCATCCGCATCCTGCATAATGTTGTAGTATTCCGGGCGGTAGAGAAAGGCAACGCTGTACGCATCCTGTTCAATGCTGCCTGATTCGCGTAAGTCCGATAATTGCGGACGTTTGTCTGACCGGCTTTCAACGGCGCGAGATAGCTGAGACAGGGCAATAATTGGTATATTCAACTCCTTTGCCAGGGTCTTCAATCCCCGGCTGATGCTGCTAATCTCCTGCTCGCGGTTGCCGCGCTCCCCGGCCAAAGACCCGCTCATAAGCTGAATGTAGTCAACAATCAGCACGT